TATCGGACGGTCGAATGAACATATACGTTTTGTCCTCTGCATCAAGCCGGTTCGCCGACTGTAACAAAGCCATGAACATCTCAACCGCGAGGTCGTTCTCGACCATGAGTTGAGGAGCCCCATCCGCAACCGGACACTTGCCCTTGTTTGACGGCTCATGCCTCATGCACACAATCCCGGGCTCGTGATTGTGACATGCGGTACAATGACGGATTCTGTATTGATTGTGATCCGAGTAAAAATACTCGGACCACTCTGTCAGTTTTTTACTTCTTCCTCCTTCTCCTCCCGAGCGTCTTCCGACATCGCCGCCCAGGCGGAGTTCCATGCCGTCGAGAATGCCGGCCAGTTGTCGTCGAGAAGCCGCTTATTTTCTGCCGTGCAGGGAAGTGGCGAGCCGTCGCGCTCGATATTCTTCCAGTCAACGACGACTTCGTCCAGGATGATACGGTTGAGTTCGGCCTGGTCGGTGTACTCCTCGCTCCGCCGGCCGTTGTACCGCATTTTCTTTGACCGAGCCAAGACGTCGCGCATTTTGCCGGGCTTCAACAACCTCACCTTTACCTCGACGTTCGTCCCGGGGATGCGATGCCAAACGGCAATCTCACTCCCATTCAGGTACGTGGAGATGTCCATTTTCTCCTCCTATCGGTTTCCAGTTTACGTGAGGACGATTGACAGTTCATCCTCCCCCGCGAACGTGTTCTCGTTGAGCTGAAGCGTCACGTTTTCGATTCGGATTCCGTTCCGGTCCGCCTCGGCGACGTTGATGATTTGGGCCTTCGGGGCCGTGAACGTCGCGATGTTTCCGGGCGTCGCGCCCAACACGAACGAAAGCGACCCCTCGGTGTTCGCCGTGAGGCGGTTGAAAAAGTTCATCGTCGCCGCGGGCTCTTGCTCCGGGTCAATGCTCGCCTGTGGCATGCGCTTGACGATGACGGCCGAATAGTTTCCGGTCGCTTGATTGACGTCGTTCCGAAGCTGAACGTCGTTTTTCATGTCAATCGTGAGCTTGTGAATCTTGAGCGAGTTCACCGAGTGCATAGAGAACGCCGCACCGAGGAACGCTTGCGGAGCGGTGCCAAGTGCCGGGGTCGTGAACGCGGTCGTGTCCGTCGGTTCGACATACCGGCCGGTGAACTCGAACCTCGCGACGACAATCTCCCCCTTTGTCGCCTCGAATGTCACGGTTCCACGGGCTCCTACGATTTTCTTCGACTTGAAAACGGTCGACTGGTCTCCCTCGCGCACCTCGACGGTGCAAGACGACACCGCGCTCGAGTCCGGGGCGTATGTCGTGGAGGTGCTCGTCACCAACGTCTCGGAGAATCCGGCGGCCTGTAGAGACTTTCCGAAATATGGAGCGGTCCCGGGGGACCCGGAGCCTTTAATTTCGACGGAGAATCGGACGACGGCCGAACGCTCTCCGGCGACCTGCGGGAAATGAGAGAACGAGGACTGTAGTGCGGGCCGTTCATACATTTTGAACGACGGAACCCACTCAATCCCATACGCGGGAGCGAGAACGTCCGCGTCCGCCGGAACGGAATCCGTCCCCTCGGTGCCCTCGAGCTTGAGGGCAATCTGTTGCCTCTGGACTAAATATGGTTGCGCCATGTTTTACCCTCCGACCCTTTCGATTGCCTCATATGTGAGCTCCGCGTAGTGCACGAGCACCCCGCCGTACATTTTATGCGTTATCGTCGGAACTTGCAAGGACCTCGGGAGGAGCACCAGCCCGCCTAGGAGAAAATTCTGGCGGATCTTCGTCACGATGGCGTCAATGAGGTCCTGAAATGTTTTCTCCGTCGCGTCCTCATCCCGGACGCTCATATGTCCGATGATGAGGATTTGATGTGTGTCGTGATAGAACGGCTCCGTCCCTCCGAGGTCCTGTACCGCAATGGATTCTTGTTCCCTCGATGTCCGGGAAATCTCCCAGTTGTTCACGATCATCTTGTCAACGTGTCGGAGATAGAACTCTTCCCATGTTTTTGTGTTGCGGCGGTACTCGTGGACCTGCCCGATTCCGGAGACGGCACCGATGAGGGTCGCAATCTGTGAACGAATGGTCGCGTAACTCATACGTTGAACCTCGTCTTGACGTTCTCCACGATGCTATTCGAGATGGAGAAGAATTCTGAATTGAGCGATTTGATGACGCGGCCGAACATTCCCTTGCTATCGGCATTCATGGGGCCGGGGAGACCGCGGTTTCGAATAGCGCTGGAGATGGCGAACGCCTTCCGCCGGATTTTCTTCGGATCGGATATTCCAAGTGCCCGCTGAATCCAGACGCCAAGGGCCGGTGGACTGATGGGAGGAAAATGCGGCTTTGCCCCGTACTCGGTGACGACCGCCGAGGTCTCCGCGTTCGTGACCTTCCCCTCGATCCCCTCCGAGGTCTTTTGAGCGGGAACCTGTTTCCATCCCCGGCTGAGCGCCCCGGTGACGACGGGGGAGAACGACACTAGGTTGTTGTGCGCTATCGTCACCATCTCATTCACAGCACGGATGGATTCCCTCTCGAATGCCTCGCGCATATTCCCGGGTTGAAGGCTTTCCGGAAGTTCTTCGAGTTTTATGCTCGCCACGCTCGCCATGTTATCGAGACCTCGCCGAGTGCATAAGGAAATCCTCGCCATGCGAGAATATGATGTCCATTTCCCCGAGGGCTTGCCCGGCCGTCACCTCTCCCGCCTCTTTTCCGGTGAGGGCCTTGTATTGCTTTCGGTACTCTCCGGCGAGATACAGATAATTTTGTGACCGGCTTCCGTAGTCGACGGTATCCGCCGCGATAGTCGGGTCGGTTGACTGATTGAACCGGGCGGCAAGGCTCGAGAGCGTAAGGGCCGCCGCGAGAAAACAAACGGCATTGAACCCGTCTTGATTGAGGGTCGAGGATGTGAGCGTGATGACATGGGACGCCGTGATGATGACCCTCGTCGTTTGTCCCGTGGACGGAGCGGATTCCTTGAACCGAAGCCTCATCTGTTGCCCGGCCGGTTTTGTCGGGTCCTCATAAATGAACCAGTCATCGTCACGGTCGGAGAACGACGGGGGATTGTTTCCGGTCGGAGTTTCCACCGAGGATATGTCCGAGAATCCCTTCTCGAACTCGGACGGAAGAGCGTAGTCTTGAACGCCACTCCCGGCGATGTCCTTCACGATATCATACGGCATGTCGTGATTGAGCTGACGGATGGCCGCATTGATGAATATGTCCGTCTCTCCCGGCGTGATGAAGCTTGCGTCGTCTTGAACGAGGGCCTTGACTTGGTCCCGGATGTCTCCGAGATAATAGCTCACGGGTTCGTCCTCCTGTCACGGGATGGAATGCTACTCCATCCTCAATCCGGCAATATCCATTGTCACGCTTCCACCGCCGGAGAGTGTCCACGAGACCCGCATAGCCTTCCCGAGGGCATGGTCCGCACGATTGAGGACATAGGTGTACCGTCCGGTCGAGGAGAGCGTGGCCGAAACCTTCTGGCTCACGTAGTTCGTTCCGTCCTGTGTCGTGTCGAACGAGAAAATGATGGTCCCGGTGAGCGCCGAAATCGTCGCCCATACTTCCATCGTCCGGGCGGACTTTGTCGAGAGAGCGAATTCGGAATTGCCGGAGGCGGCCTTCGTGGCGGCCGATTGAAAAACGTCTCCCTGCATCGTGAAACTGTCGCGAGCCATTTCAATCCTCCCTTGTTCGCGTGACGGAATTCATGTCCCGCCCCGCTCGGTTTTAAAGACGGCCGCCGGGCGGCCAGTTATTGACCGCCCGGCGACCTGTTTACTCGTCCCGGAAAGCCCGCGCCACCTTACACGAATTTCCCGTTCACAACCAGCATCCCGGCCGGCATCGCCATGCCAGACCCGTTCTCGGTCTTGACAAGCGCGAGCGCCTCACCCTTCGCGATGAGGAGGTTCGCCGCCGTGGCCGAGATAACGAACGCCTTGTGGGCGCACTGCGCCGCATTCACGCCAGCGGAGATCGTGATTGTGGCCGTGACGGCCGTGGTCCCCGTTCCGGCGGTGCCCCGGTTCTGGAGCGCGATGGCGAAGTTGTTCGTCGCC